GTGAAAAGTACCATCGTGAAATACATGATGGAACGGGATTCCTTTCTCATCGCGTTCGCGCAGTGATTGACAAGTACAATCTAAACATGACTGTGGATTCATTAGAAAAAACCTATCGTAGGTGGGTAGAAAAAATGGATGCAAAGGAGAAGAATCCTGTTAGTCCTCTGCACAAGTTAGACAATCACATCTACGATTTTCAAACGATGGCAAATGAGTTAGTGCCTGAATCTGCTAACCCACTTGACCTGCCACCATCACAGGAAGCCAACTATAAACCATTCAAGCTTCCGATAAATCACAACAATATACTTCTGCTATCGGATATCCACGTGCCGTATCACAACATTCAGGCATTGACGCTGGCATTAAAGTACGGACTTGACAACGATGTCAACACGATTCTGCTCAATGGTGATATAATCGACTTCTATGCTATTAGCCGTTTTGAGAAGGATCCACGCAAACGAAACTTTGGGCATGAAGTGCTAATGACACGTCAGTTCTTAGGCACGCTGCGCAAGTTGTTTCCTAATGCTGCTATCTATTACAAGTGTGGTAACCATGATGTGCGTTATGACCATTATATCATGCGCAATGCTCCTGACTTATTAGGTATGGATGAATTCAATTTTGAATCATTGATGCATTTGGATAAGTACAACATCACATTTATACCCGATAAGCAGATTATTCATGCAGGCAAACTAACTATTCTGCATGGGCATGAGTTAGGCGCATCTGTATTTAGCCCGGTAAACATCGCACGTGGTCTATTCTTGCGTGCAAAAGACAGTGCATTGTGTGGACACCACCACCAAGCAAGCGAGCATACAGAACCAAACATCAATGGCAAGATTACTACGTGCTGGAGTGTGGCTTGTTTGTGTGAACTGCATCCCGACTACATGCCCATCAATAAGCACCATCATGGATTTGCACATGTGAAAGTATTAGATACAGGCGAATTTGAAGTAAGTAACTATCGCATTGTTAATGGTAAGATTCGATAATGAAAAAGCCCCTACCGTTGCAGGGGCTTATCCAATCAATAAACAAAAACAAATTAGCAGAGTTACACACTAATAGCGCAAAGATACTATGAAACGCAAGCAACATCCAAAAGTGATACAGCGCAAGTTAGGAAGGGAAAAAGCTGATGGGCTGTACTGCGATAACGTGATAGAAATTGATCCAACATTGCCACCTATGCGCTATCTGATTGTACTCATTCATGAATACTTGCATCACATTCAACCGGAATGGAGCGAAGAAAAAGTGGATGCTGAAGGCGAAGCACTGGGTAGGTTTCTTTGGAAACAGGGGTATAGAAAGGTTCATCAGTAACCTTCACTATACGCCCGCTGCTAAGTATTAAAAAACGCATTACCCTAAGTCTAAACCTTCAACTATTTCGCACATGTCATCATATAGCTGCGCTACGATTTCAGCGGTCATGCCATCGTAATCATTAAACTTATCTTTTCTGCGCATCATGTTCATGATTTCACTAAGTGCATCTTTGTACCGGGCAGCGTTCAAAGTGTATTCGTATTCTACCTGGTCTTCTGGTAGGTTAAACGTTAGTGTTGCTTTCATCTGCTTCTACTTCTGTTTGGTTTGGTAATCCATTTTCACAATCTCTGTATCCATCATTGTATGAGCCAAAAATGTTTTCCATTTCAATGGTTTGTACTTTGTTTAATAGTGCTTCCATTTCTGCCCATGGCATATTGATAGCTTGACCTTTAAATCGTTTCTTTAATGCAAGATGCAGTCTGCGTATTGCCGTTTCTTTTTTCTCACTCATAGATATTTGATTTCTTTGGTTAGTGTAAATAGTTCTTTATTCACTGATTTGATTTTATGGTGCAGGTTTTCCTTGACATATTTAGTCTTTGCTGCAACAAACATCTGTAGCAGATTAACTCGCTCTATCTTCAGCTCGTCTATTGAGCGCATTTTCTTTGCTCCCATTCATTTTGAGTATTTCGTTTTTGACATGGTGGTAGTATGCTTTGACGCTGTAGTATTCGCCTGTTCCTTCAAAGTCGTTTACGATGTCATCAGGTGCATTTGTCAATGCTTCATCTACGCAATACAGCGCAGCGTTAATGGCACGCATGTGCATAATTGCTAAGTCTCCATGCTGATCACCAGCTTCAACTATATCAAAATAGTTCGAGTACAGTTGCCATGCTTTATCTTTAGCCTTCATACTCACCTCCTTCAAATATGTTTCGGTAGTATTCCACACCATAATAGCGGGTTATATTCTCTTTCGTTTCTGTGATTTCAATGTGCCAAAACACACCAAGTTTAAAACCCATGTCGAATGCTTGGATAATATCCTTTCGGCAATTAGCTTCGGCTGCTTGTTTCAGTTCATCCATTGCGCTAACAAATTCTGCAGGTGTTAGTTTGCGTTCTGTATAACGTTTGAATAATGCCCTAAAGCCTTCATCAAAATAGTTTGCCGCCTGTTGGCTGCGGTCTGTGCGTCTCTCTTTCATAGTGCTAAGGTATTAAGGTATTCACGCCACATTGGTACACGCTCCTGAAGCTTTGCGATGGCATTACTATCAAACTCTACTACCTTTTCATGGATGCGTTCAGCGATGGGTATATCAAATGCCCATTCGTCACGTGGAGTTTCAAGATTTGCATCCGGGTATTCGCGAAGGAAACGTGGCATGTCGTATATCATGTTACGTTCGATGCTTTGCGCTTTCTTTAGGAATACAGGGTCACCTTGCGGATCAATAAGATTCAGCCTGCGTGATAGTCTGTACTTCTCGTCGTTAATCATTTCAATCGGTGCGCTTACTAGCACGTAGCAGAACGTGGCACGTGGTGCGCCTGTTAGCCAGCAGTACGCCTGCCCCTGCCAGTAATAGTCTTTGCTTATGTCACTAGTCTTAGCATCCATGAAGGTGTGGATGTCCCAACTGCTTTTGATATCGGGAACATTGATTACTGCGCCTGCTTCATCTTTGATAAGCAAATCGGGCGTGCCTTTAATGAAGTCATTAGTGAACATCTGCTCATTCTTGAATACGATTTCACCACGTGACCTGCGCCACATGTCGATAGCGTCATTCTCTACGGCCAAACCCTTTTCAATGTACTTGTTGCTAATCTCTTTGTAGCGATTGTACTTGTTTTGTACGTAGACTTCCAGCAATGCGCTCTTAGTGGTTTCGGATAAACCTGATTTGGTTCGTGCATCGGTCATTAGCTTACCTAGCTGCGATGCTCTAAATAGTGTGTTGTTCATGTTGTTATTGATTGATGGGGTAAAAATAGCAGATAGTTACAATCGGTAACCACCTGCTATAATTTTTAACATTTATTCGATGCCGTACTGATCCTTCTTAGCGTTCAGTTCATCAGCCACTTCGGCTAATACTTCAGGGCTGCATGCTTTGAAGATTTTGTGTAGCTGTGTTAGGTCGGTTGCCTGCTGGATTAGTTCGCGCACATACGCTACATCCTGTTCATGCCCACGACCAAGCGCACCTTTTAACTTGAACGGCTTGTACGTATCTTTATTCACGCGATTAACATCACGCCCGAACACTTTACCTAATGACAGTGCAGCGTTTTTAAGGCACTCTGCTTTGAGTTTACCGAATGCAAGGTCCATTGCATTAGCTTTTTTATTATCGGGGTTTAATGCCCATCTATTCCGTTCCGTTCCGGTCACGCCGTCAGGCACGCGATCCACCATAATGATAACTGAAGCTGCACCTACCCTGCGTATTTCGTAACCACTTATCGGATGTATCACTACAAGGTCAAGTGATGCCTGCACTTCGTTGGCTAATACTGCCCACTTGAAATTCTCAGTGCGCCAATGACCAAAGAACAGTTCGTCTAGTGTGGTTTCAACGTGGCTAATGACCAGCGTGCGTGCTTTCTTATCGGGTGTGGATTCGATACCTGCCTGGTCAGGTTCTGCGTTCAGCATCTGCTGGAACTTCTGCAGGGATTCTAAATTGTCTTTGTGAAAATTCATGTTGTTATTGATTGGATTAGTATTTCATTAGGCAATCATTGATTTCTTGGCAGTAGCTAAGCACTGCGTAAAGGATAATTGCGGCTACGATGTAGCGAAGGATTTTAGATGCTGTTTTCATGTGTTTTGTTTTTAATTGATAGGGCAAATGTAGTATAACTTTTTACACACGCAAGTAAAAAAGTGTTAAAATTTCAATTCCGATTTATACCATGAAAGGTACAAAAGTGAAATAACTACCTTTGAATATACCTTTAAGGGTACGCTACGCCCACGAATAGCTGCCGTAGTTCGGGAATAGTTCGAAATACATGCGCATCATGATAGCATCTGCATAGTCAGGTGACTTACCGTGCATGCGTGCTATTTCATCCTTGCTAATTACTGCCAGCTTTCCATCTGCTTCAGGTGTTCGCCTGCGGATCATGTCCAGTTCTTGCACGACCACATCCCGAAAGCGGTCTATTTTGAACACAACTTTGTTCTGCTCTATCAGTTCTGCCAGCTTGAAGTAGCATTCTGCTTTTTGATTGCTGAATTTATCGGGCTGCTTGGCACGCCCACCATTAAGAAACCCGCGACACTTTAAGCTATCGACCACACCACCACCTACACCATCTTCATCACAAATCACATTTGTCAATCGAACGCTGTGCCTATCGCATAGCTGGCGAATGGTACTGACTACTGTCGTAATAGGTTGCTTTCGCAGTTCGTGAATCTCGATTAGGTGTAAACCATGCCACACGCAAATAACTGTTCTATCTTTTCCAAGTCGCGCGATATCTGCGCTTATAAATTTATCTCCTTTGCTTTCTTCATCCCGGAAGCAGCGCACTAAATCATCGTACTGGTATAGATTGTCTATGGATTCATCATACTCCCAATCTCCATCCAATAGACGCCTTCTGTCGACTTCAGGCAGCATGCGCAGCGTTTCAATGTACGATTCGGGTAGATGCGGATTGTCATTTGGCAATGATTGTATGAACGCAAGATGTTGCGGTAAGCTTTCCGTCTTAAATGGGGAGTAGAATTCGTTGTATAACCATCCTTTTGATGGATTACATGTGAGCAGCATCTTTGGTTTAAGGTCATATTGATTTAGCTTATATCGGATACGTGATTGCAGGATGTCTATTGCACGCTTGCTAACCTGCGCAGACTCGTCTACGTAGGCATCTGTCAATTCTAACCCGCCTAGTGAATGGAACTCTGCATCTGATGGATAGGCAAACA